AAACGCTCCGCAACAAACTTTGACTAAAAAAAGGTGTGCTCATCTTCCTTTAACAGGTCAATTACAAAATCTTTGAAGCCTTACGAATTAATAGGACTTGAGTATCGTTTAGGTTCTGATCCTATAAAACATGGAACTGGTGATTGCCTGTCTTTGGTTCGTACAGTATTAGGTCATTATGGTTTTACTGTTCCCAAAGGAGAGCGTTCTTGGTATCGAAGATTAAAAAGAAAAGACTATAGTATCTTTTTTGAAGAATTAAATAGGTGGGGAGTTGAATCACCCCCTAAACTAGGAACAATTGGTTTATGTCATAGCGAAGATGATTCTTATGGCATGGCAGCTTTTTACGAGGACGGATGGCTAAGTTACCGAAAGACATTAGAAAGCCAGGTGGTGCTTTGGTCTCCGCTAGAAGCCCTTTCACTCGCAGGGTGTTACTTCCAACGGAAGCCGATCTTTGTAATGCACTCGGATTAACAGAAGAAGAATATTTTCAATTTTTAGAAGGTGTAGCGGCAAAAGTAAAAGAAAGGCCAGAAGCTTATGATTTGGTTCCTAATTTAGTAAATGGTCCTTTAGTAGTACCTATTCCTTATGCTGCTGCTGGCTCACTTACTCTTTTAGGTCAAGTAGTTGTTGGTGTTGCCTTAAGTGTTGTTTCATATCTTTTAACACCTAAACCCCCAAGCATGAAGCAAGGGACAAACGAAAGAACTGCTGATATGGCAGGTCTTAAGCGTTTTGCTCCTCAGTTTTCATTTAACAGCGTTCAAGAATTAGCAAATTTAGGTGATTTAATTCCTCTTGTTTTTACAAATAGAGATCAAAACTCTAATGGTGGAATAAGAGTTAATTCACAATTGATGTGGTCACAGCTTGTTAGCTTGGGTCGTTTTCAACAGTTAAAAATACTTGGTTTATTTTCTTTAGGTGAAATAGAAAGAAGGCCAGATTTTGAAGGTTATGCAATAGGTGATTTATTAATAGAAAATTATCAAGCTGAAAAGATTTATCAAGAATTTTATGTGTCATCTCCTGTTGGAGACAACATTCCGTTCCAACAAAATGGTGGTCAATGGTATAACAATGTTTTTAGAATAGATGGATTAAAACATTTTTCTGGTGCAAGAAACCCAACAACACAGGCAACTTTTGGATTAAGTAGTCCTATGCCTAATTTGACTTATTTTAGGCTGCCTTATGAATTAGTTCGTGCTCCAAGCAAATTAAACGCAGATAACAGACCAGCAGCAAGAATAACAAATAAGAAAAGAAGAAAATTATTAGGCGGTTGGCCTATGAGATCTGGTTTTGCTGACGGTGGGAATAGCTCTCAAAAAGCAGGTAATAGTGATCTTTCTGTTGGAACGTATTTAACTTATCAAGTGGTAGGAGGCAAACTTGATAACGGAAATGCTTTTCAACAGGATTGGGAAGGATATGACCCTCATGGTGTTGAAGATGTTAACGCAGTAACGACAACAGTTAGAGAAACAACTGATTCTTATATTTCTGAAGGTGAGCAATACTTGGCAGGTACAGCATTAGTTAGCTGTACTCATATTGGAAATGAAGAATGGCCTGGGCAACCTTGGGAAGGAAGCAATGAATCTTTTACTAGAGGTTATCAATTTAAAGTTTTAGAATCAGGTAGATATGAATGTGCTCCTACTACTAATTTAGGAACGCATTGTAATAATCCTCAATGGAATACAGGAGGAGATTTTTTTGAAGTAAAAGATGACAAATATTATTATGAACAATTTTATGGTGATAGTTATTTATTATATGAACCTTCAGAAAGATATGTACTTCAAAGAATAAATTTAGGAACTGTTTCTGATAATAGAAATTGCCACATAACAGAAATAGGTTTGAAGTCAAAAGTATTCAAACAAATGAGTTTTGCTAATGTTAATAGTAAACCTACAGAAGATAAAATTGATACTGTTTATAATGATAGATCTACACTTACTTTAGGAAATGTCAATAAATATATTACTAGATATAGCTTTTTTAAATTACAAGTAAGAGAAGCAGGAACAGGTAATAATTGGCAAACCTTAGAAACACCAATAACAAATCATCTTGATTTATTTTGTGTAAAAGGCAATACTCCTGAATTTCAATATAACTATATAAGAATAGATCATCCGTATAAGCAATATGAATATAGATTTTTTCCTTGGCCTGGAAATGATGTTATTAAACAAGTTATTGCTAATACGACAGTTTATGTAAACTTATTAAATGCTAACGGGGCAACAGATCCTAATGCTATTCATCAATTTAGTTCTGGCAGTTATACTGTTAAATTTGCAGGTAGAAAAAACTATGCTTTAACAAGAGATATTTTAAGTAATACAGAATGGGATTTTGGAGAGCCAAGTGCAAATAGAAGAACTGTTGCTGGTTATGTTCAAGGTTTAAAAGGTACTGGTAGTTATTCTTCTCCTTCTCATATTACGTCAGATAATCTTCCTCAAAAAAGAGTTTCAACAGTTCAATGGACAAAGATATATCACCCTGATTGTTCTTATGGAGGTACTTACCCTGGCTATGGACATCACACTGTCATTGTTAGGTTTGATGATTGGCCTTCTACAGGAGTTTCAACTTTTGCTTTATATATTAATAATATGCACGTCACTTCAAATATTCAGGGAAGAAATGGCCCTGAATGGGGTGATGCTCAACAACCTATAAATGTAACTTTAGTTTCAGCACCTGGAGGTGGACAAACTGTTAGTGGAGTTGAATTTCATTACACAACAGATGACGGAAGAGGAGGTAAATTTATTCCTATTGTTGACAGCAATATTTCTGGTTCGTCTGCTGGTGGTCATCCCTGTGGAATTACTAATTTTTACTATGTAAGAAAAATAGAAGATGAATGGCAAAATGAATCTCCTATTATTAATAAAATTGTTACCACTTCTAATACACATCCTCAATATGCAGATGACATTGCTGAAGGTTCTGGTTTACAAGTTCGTTTAAAAGTTTGGGCTAATACAGCAAGAACAGAAATTTATTCAGAATGGAATTTAGAAGGATCAAGAGGTAGTGGATATATAGAAGGAGATAGAGTTAGGATTCCTCAAGAAACAGATCCAAGTAATTCAAATAATATTATTTTTCCTAGACAAATGGTTGAAGTGCAAGTTTCAAGTACTGTTGAAAAAACAATTGAGTCAAGATTAAATTTATATGATGCTGCTTCTGATTATTGGAAATTTGAAGGTGATCAATCTAGTCATTTAGAAGGCCCAGAACATCAGATCACATACTGTAATGAAATAGTAAGAACAGAAGGAGTTGATAGCCTTGGTAGTCCTGCAACATATTCAGATTTAGCGTATGCAGGTTTAAGAATTAATAGTTCAAAAGAATGGACAAACTTTAGTCAGTTTTCTGCTTACTTTAAGAAAGGAATAAAAGTAAAAAGTTTATTAGGTGGTTCAGATAGATCGACAAGTTTATTTCCAGAAATTGCTTATGCCTTGTTAACTAATTCAACAATAGGTGCTGGAAAAGTTATTAATACAGATTCAGTTAATGAAGCAAATATGATTGTTGCAGCTAATTTTTGTAAGGCAAACAATTTATTCTGGGATGGAGTAGTTTCAAACCGAGTTAATTTAAGAGAATTTATTTTTGAGCAAGCAACTTATTCTTTATTAGATTTCACAATTATTGGAGGACAATTTAGTTTATATCCTGCTGTTCCTTTTGATAGTGATCATGCAATAAATTTAGATAAGAAGCCCACAATTAAAGCAATGTTTACTGATGGCAATATTAAAGATTTAAACGTAGCCTTCTTGAATCCTGAAGATAGACAAACATTCCAAGCAAATATTATTTATAGAAAAGAAAAAGTTAACGGTTTCTCTGAAAAGAAATCTTTAGTGGTTCGTCTTGTTGGGTCAGCCCATGAAGATGATCCATTAGAGACATTTGATTTAAGTGGTTTTTGCACAAGCATTGATCATGCTGTTACTTTCGGAAAATATGTTTTAAGTAATAGAGAAAAAGTAGATCATACAATTACATTTAAAACTGCTGCTCATTACATCAATGGTGTTCAACCTGGCGATTACATAAGAGTGTATTCAACAACTCAACACGTTCAGCGATTTAATAACGGTGCAATTCTTGATGATGGAACGGTTGTAAGTAAAGACACAATTAGTGGGAGCAAGACATTTTATTACTGGAATCCTGCTGAACAAGAAGTAAAAGAAGCAACTGCTAATTTCTCAACACCAAGTTCAATTCAACCTTATGCTGGATCATTATTTACGATTAAAGAATCTGAAGCTTCTGATCAATGCTACAAAGTTGAAAGTATTACGTTTGGTGAGGATGGATTAATTGAACTTTCTGGATCGTATTCAGAATTAACGAGTGACGGTAAGCTGGCTATATTACAAGGATGGAACGATGGTTCTCGTTTCGCACCAGTAGAAAGCTAAATGACAACAGCACAACCATTTCCTACCGTTAAACCAACTTCCAGAAGTTACAACCCTGGAACATATCCAAGTACCACGTTTGAATCGTTAGATGGTACAAAGACACATTTACGTTTTGGTAATAAACGAGTTAATGCAACTTTGACTCTAGGCTTTTCAAATATTTCTGATGCTGATGCTGCTTTGATTTTGGCTAACTATGAAAATGTAAATTCTGATTGGGATTACGTTACGTTTAATCGTGGCTATGCTACTTCAGGTGTGACTGACACTAGCCTTTTGGCTTATTTAAAAGAGTCTGGATCAAGTTTGAAATGGAGATATTCTGCTCCTCCAAGTGTCACAAGTAGTTTTAAAGGAAAGAGTAATGTTAGTTGTAGTTTTGTTGCTTGCCTAGATTCACCGTAGAATAAACGCAATGTTTAATTTTTAGGTCGTGGCTTTTTATAGCGGTCAAGACGGACAACTATTAATTGACGGCGCAAAAGCCGCAAAAGTTCAGTCTTTTTCTTTTTCTAGTTCACAAGCAGTTCTTGAAACTACATCTTTAGAAGATACAGATCGTACTTTAATTGCTGGTGTCAGAAGCTACTCAGGTAGTGCAAGACTGTTTTACTATCAAGCTTCTGCTGGATCTGGTGGAGATGTAACAACTTTAATTAATAAATGTATTAAGGCTGGAAGTGGGGCTGGTGATGGAACGGCTGCTGATTCTAGTTCTGTTACTTTAAAGTTAAAAATTGATGATGGATCAGCTAATGGTCGATTTATTACTTTTTCTGCTTTTATAACAAGCTTGTCAATGAACAGTTCAGTTGGTGAAGTATTAAGTGCTGACATTAGTTTTGAAGCAAATGGAGCACCTACAGAAGTATCTATCTAAATCATGGGTGTTTATTTTGGTCAAGCAGGGGAAATAGCCCTTAAAAGAGATTCGTTGCAAGCTGCTTTAAAAACGCAGTTAGATCCTTTTGACGTAAACACATCAACAAAACGATTTAGTGTTGACCATAGTTCTGGTTCGTTAATAACTGGAGATGAAGTAGAAATAGAAACTGTTGATAAATCTACGCTTGAACTTGTTAGTGGTCATAATTATCCAGATGTAAAAAAGTTTATAAATGTTGATCCAGTAGGAGGTATCCGTTTATATAATTCTTTTGCTGCTGCAATAGAAGGGTTACAAGCAAATGCGTTAACACTTGTTACTCCTAGTGCTGCTAAAGATATATTGATTCGTACCAGAAATGAAAGATATAGGCATGTAGCAGGCGTAAAAGATTTTGAGATGACAACGACCAGAGAGCAAGTTGACTTAACAAATCTTGGAGATGAATTTAGAAATCAATTTGAAGCTGGTTTGATTAGTGGTCAAGGTAGTTTGAATTGTCTTTGGCAACATGATTATTACGATGGAGATCGAGCA